TACCATCTTATTTAAGTTTTGGTAAAATGAATATTAAATTAAAAGGTGAGTAAGATGAAAAAAGAACAATTAGTAAAAAGATTGGTTAATCGAGTTAATGAGGCTCCTATCGGATACGAAGGACCTGAAAGAATGGCTTCTGATATCCAATCTAAATTTGAAAAAGGTGAAACACCTCATTCGGGTAGCAAGGCATTTCCTGAAATCACTCCTGAAGGACCAGATAAACCATCTAACTTTGAGCAACTTATTGCTTCACAAAGATTTAAAGATGTTATCGGTAGATTAAAAAGATATACAGGTCTTCAAGATGTTACATCACAGAACTCAATGATGACACTTCAAATGATGGTGATGAATGCTATGCAAGAAATCGCTCAGATTGAATCGGAAAACAAAGAATACTTAGAAGAACTCGCAATTGAGTTGGTTCAAAAAGAATTTGGTATCCCTGAAGGAGCTTTACAATATGATGTAAAGTTGGTTCAACCAAATGATATTGACTCAAGTAAGTTATCTGCTAAAGGTGAAGAACCAAGTGATGAAGAAATTGAAGATATGTTTGGTTCTGAAGAAGAACAAGAACAACTTGAAGATTTCATGGATTCATTTGAAAAATTTGATTTGGAAAAGGCGAAAAGAAGATTTATCAACTCTCTTATTCAAGGAGCAGCTAAACAATCTTCTTATATGTTTGAATTATTAAACAGAGAGTTAAACGCCATCAACCCAAGATTGTTGAATATGTATGGTGTCTTTATGTCATTTGCGGATTCACTCTACTGGTTAATGCCTGACTCAATGGTTCAAGGTATGGCAGGTGGTGGAGAATCTACTTATGGTATGTCAGAATTGGATGCTAAGACTGACCCACCGACAGTAAAGGCTCGTGGTGTTAATTTACCAATCCTTATTCATGAACTTGCTAAAGGTGTTATGGAAATTGCTGGAACATACGGATTACCAAAGGATAAGACAAGACAAGAGGCGGTGATTAACTCACAAGATACTGTTGTCGGTGAAATTTGGGATATGAGATTAGGACCAGTTATTTGGCAAAAGTTCCGTGAGTCTTATCCTGATGAATTATTTGATGATGATAAGAGAAACCTACAACAATATTTCCTTGTAAAGTTTGCAGAACTTACACCAAACGAATTCTTCAAAATGGCTCGTGAAATTTTATCAGGTTCACCAAAAGGAAAGAAAATGGTAAAAGACATGGTTGATGAAATCATAGAAGAATTAAAAGGATATGAGTATGAAGATACTATGAAGAAATATGAGGATGATGACGATGATGATGATGAGGATTTTGACGATTTCTTAAAAGGATTAGGTATCAACTAAAAACTTTAAAACCCTTCAGAGATGAAGGGTTTTCTATTTTATGATAAATTTTATATTTATAGTATATGAGTTTATCTAAAGAAGCCGTTTTAATGGAGTATGCCAAGTGTATGAAATCAACACCATACGCCCTTAAAACTTATTTACAGACATATGACAACACTGTTTCAAAGTATGTCCCGTTAGAGTTATTCCCTGACCAAATTAGTTTGGTTGAGGATTATGAAAATTATAATGAAAATATTGCACTAAAGTATAGACAAGCTGGTGTATCTACGGTAACTGCTGCTTGGTCATCCAAAAAACTTGTTTTTGCTAAAAAGAATAGTCCTGAAAAGGTTTTGATTATTGCAAACAAGTTGGATACTGCGGTGGAGGTTGCAAATAAGATTAGAGGATTTACTGAACAGTGGCCAAGTTGGATTGGTGTTGGATTTTCCGCTGAAAAGAATTCACAAAGACATTTTAAGTTAACCAATGGTTGTGAAGTTAAGGCGGTTGCAACATCTAAAGATGCACTTCGTGGTTATACACCAACTATATTAATATTTGACGAAGCAGCTTACATTGATGCTGATGGTGATTTTTGGGCGGCTTGTATGGCGTCCTTATCCACAGGTGGTAAAGTGATAGTTGTATCAACACCAAATGGGTATGACCCAATCTACTATGAGATTTACGACCAAGCATTAAAGGGAATGAATGAATTCAAAGTTTCCGAAATGGTTTGGTGGAAAGACCCAAGATATGCTAAGGATTTATCATTAGTTAATGTTAAAGATATTATTCATTATTACTTAAATCGTAATGAATACCCAAATGTTGAAATTATTGAATATAATAACAAAGAAAAAAACTTTGATGAAATTAGAGAACTAATATCACAAGGGTATAAACCAAACTCATCTTGGTATGAGTCGATGGTTAAAAAACTTAAGTACGACAAACGTAAAGTTAATCAGGAATTGGAATGTGCCTTTCTTGGTTCAGGTGATAACGTATTTGACACTGATTTATTGGAAAATTTAAGGGTGAATATGGTTAAAGATGCACCAACAAAGATGATGGGTGGTGGACTTTGGATATGGAAAGAACCTGAAATGGGTAAAAAATATATCATGGGTGTTGACGTATCACGTGGAGATAGTGAAGACTTTTCAACATTTCAAATTGTAGATTTTGACACAAGAGAACAGGTTGCTGAATATGTTGGTAAACTTCCTCCTGATACTTTGGCTGAAATATGTTATAAGTGGGGTAATATGTATAACGCATTTATTGTGATAGATATTACCGGTGGTATGGGTGTTACGACATCTTTAAGATTGAGAGAGTTGGGTTATAGAAACATGTATGTTGATGGTATTGATGTCTCAAACAAATGGAAATTTGACCCAAAGGCGACAGAAAAAATACCAGGAATTAACTTTAATGCTAAAAGAGTTCAAATCATTGCAACTTTTGAAGAGTACCTAAGACATGGGTTTAGAATAAATTCATCTCGTTTATTGAATGAAATGAACACATTTATTTATATGAACGGACGACCTGACCACCAAAAGGGACAACATGATGACTTAATTATGTCAGTTGCGATGGCACTTTATGTTGGTGAATCATCATTTAGTTCACTTAATAAGGTAACGAATCAAACTAAAGCGATGATTAATTCGTGGACTGTTAATACAAATGAGTTTAATAGAAGACAATTTATGGACCCGGTTATTCCACAACAACAAGAAAACATTAAAAGAGAGGCTACGAAAAGTGACTACGAAAACTATTTATGGTTATTCGGAGGAAGACGATAAATAATATGGGAACAAACGATAGAAAAAAATCAGGTAAAATATTCACAGGTTCAAGACTTATTGTTGACGGACAGGGTAATTCAGGAGTCTTAAGAAATAAAAGTAATGGTTTTAATAATATTTTAAAAACGGTAAATGAAGGTCCTGGACCGGATTTAACCCCAACCCCAACAAATACACCCACTAATACGCCTACACCTTCAGTAACTACCACAATAACACCTACGCCAACTCTTACTCCGACTAATACTCAAACACAAACTAATACACCAACACCAACATTATCAATTACTCCAACTAACACTGTAACACCAACATTATCAATTACTCCAACTAACACTATAACTCCAACACCATCAATTACTCCGACTAACACTATAACTCCAAGTATTACTTCAACACTAACACCTACCCCAAGTATCACCCCAACAACACCGGAATGTCGTTGTTGGTATTTAACAAATCCTACTGCGGGTAGTTTAAATTATACTACTGTTAATTGTAGTGGTATACCTAGTATTGGTGGTATTTTATTAGCAGGAGAATCAAAACAGGAATGTGCTCAAAGTGTTAGTGAAGATTTAGCAATAATTAAAGTTAATTATGGTCCATGTACTGGTGGTTGTAATAATGATACATTTTATGGATTTTTTGGTAATACAGTACCTTTTTTTAATACAGGATATTGTAATTCATACTCAGCAATTACTTTTACAAATAACCCACCAGATAGTCAAGGGAGATTTAGTGGTGGAACGGCATTTTTAGATGTAAACTTTGACTTAAGAAATAATACGAGAAATACAATACCACCATATTTTTATCAAGTTGTTGAAGGTGTGGTTTCTAATAGTGCTTCAGCTTGTACTAGAAATAGTGGAACTTGTGTGACTAATCAATATCGAATTGAAGCGGTAGTCGGTAATGCAACAGTTAACATATCAACACCATTTGCGGATGCTCCATCATCGTTTGAATTACCTAAAAACTATGTTGTATATATGTGTTTGTGTTCGGAACCTACTGGTACTAATTTAAGTGTGACTAATTTAGGTTCATGTCCGTATAATATTGGATAAAATGTTTAATAATGTATAAGAAGTATTTATAATTAAGATATGAGTGAAAATAAACTAACGGTATGGCAGAGGTTATCCCAAACATTTGGGCCTAATTCTTTGCTGGGTCAAGATTACCCTACCTACAAATATGATAAGAAGGAACTTTTAAAGACAACTTCTAAATCAGAATACGACAGAGAGAAACTTCAAGCCCAACAAACTTATTATTTAGCAAACCAATGGGGTAGAATTGAAAATAATCTATATACTCAGGCGGTTTACTATGAACCAACACGTTTAGCGTCTTTCTATGACTATGAGTCAATGGAATTTACACCAGAAATTGGTGCGGCGTTAGATATCTACGCTGAAGAATCTACAACAATTAACCAAGATGGTTATATGTTACAAATCTATTCTGAGTCATCAAGAATTAAATCAATCTTAGGTGATTTATTTAATAATTCTTTGGATATCAACACTAACTTACCTATGTGGATAAGAAACACTTGTAAGTATGGTGATAACTTTGTTTATTTAAAGTTAGACCCTGAAAAAGGTATTGTTGGTTGTATGCAATTACCAATCATTGAGATTGAAAGATTGGAAGCTAGCATGGGAGCACACTCAACAGATTCAACCACAAATCCTGAGAAAAAACATTTGAAATTTAAATGGAAACAAAAGGATTTAGAGTTTAATACTTGGGAAGTTGCTCACTTTAGATTATTAGGTGATGATAGAAGATTACCTTATGGTACTTCTATGTTAGAAAAAGCTCGTCGTATTTGGAAACAATTATTGTTGTCAGAAGATGCTATGTTGATTTACAGAACATCAAGAGCACCTGAAAGACGTGTATTCAAAGTATTCGTTGGTAACATGGATGATGCTGATGTTGAACCATATATCCAAAGATTTGCCAATAAGTTTAAGAGAAGTCAAACAGTTGACCACAAGACAGGTAATGTGGATATGAGATTTAATCAAATGGCGGTTGACCAAGATTATTTTGTTCCTGTAAGAGATACTGCGCAAACAATGCCGATTGAGACATTAGCAGGAGCTCAAAACTTATCTGAAATTGCCGATATCGAATATATCCAAAAGAAATTATTAACGGCTCTTCGTGTTCCTAAAGCATTTTTAGGTTTTGAGGAAACTGTTGGTGATGGTAAGAATTTATCATTACAAGATATTCGTTTTGCACGTACTATCAATCGTATTCAAAAGAATATGATTTCTGAGTTGAATAAAATTGCAATCATTCACTTATTCATATTAGGTTTTGAAGATGAAATATCTAATTTCCAACTTAGTTTAACTAATCCATCCACACAGGCGGATTTAATGAAGATTGATGTATGGAAAGAAAAGATATTACTATTCAAAGATATGGTTGCCGACCCTGGGACAGGTATTGCACCTGTATCTCAAACTTGGGCTAAGAAACATATTCTTGGATTCTCTGATGAAGAAATTAAACTTGATTTACAACAACAACGTATTGAAAAAGCGGTAGGTGAAGAACTTAAGAAAACTGCTGAAGTTATTACTCATACAGGAATATTTGATAATTTGGATAAACTATATGGTAAAAAAGAAGGAGAACCTGCAGGAGCACCTACCGAAGGTGGGGCAACTGATACAGGAGGAGGAGCACCCCCATCGTCCGATTTAGGAGGTTTAGGAGATATGGGAGGTGGATTACCATCACCACCTGAGGCGTCTGAAACACCACCACCTGCTGAGGGAGGTACGGTACCTGAAAATTATGATAATAAAGAAAATTTAAATATTTTATTAGAAAATAGAGGTATGTTAAATGAAGATGAATTAATTGATTTATCAAAAGTTCAAAATTCTTTAGGTGAAATGGGAACTGAATTAGAAAAACTATTAAAAAATTGATATTTATATAAAAAAATATAACATGAAATTCGGAGCAATAAAAACATTAGTAGAAAATAAATTAATTGATTCCTTTGTTAAGGGGACATTTAAAAAGGATATAAGACTTTTTGAAACAAAATTACTTAAAAATGGTAATTTCTGTAAATTGATGTCTATATATGATAATTTAAATGAAAATAAGGATTTAGATAAAGAAACGTCAATTTATTTAGTTGATGATTTATATAATGAATTTACAAAAATTAAATTATCTGAGAATACTTTAAAATTTGTAAAAAAATGGACTAAGGATATTGTATTAGAAAACAAATATGAAAAAATTGATAATTTCTTATATAGTGACTTATTAAACCCTGAAAAGAAATCAATCGCTAAAAAATCAATTGTCGAATCTTTAGGTAAAAAACAAACAATTAAAAAGGATAAGTCACCAAAAGTCCCAATTAGTTCAATGTTAAATGTGGCTAATAAAACAGCTAAAAAATATTTGGAAAATTTAAGTGAATCAGACAGAAACTCAGTAAAAGAAATTTTAACATCAAATGATGAGAGTTTAAAAACAAAATTTACTGAATTAAAAGAAAACGCAATTCAAAAAATTGAATCACTTATTTCAGAATCTGATGAAGAATTAACAAAAGTTTTAATAGAAACAAAGGAAAGACTTACAAATGTAAATCCGTCAAAAAAAGAATATATTAAATTAATGAGTCTAACTCAAAATTTATAATTCATTATTTTTTGAATTTTTATAAATCGCATCATTTAAAATCTGACGTTTTATGTCAGATTTTTTTTTGTAGGTTTTTCTATCCTGTAATTCTTTTATCATTTTAGTTTTTAACACTTTAGATTTAAAATGTTTTAAAGATTTCTCTAAATCGTTATTTTTAATTGGAATTATTAACATTTTGACAACTCGGGTTTTGTTTATTAATATTATTACACATAAATAAACGAAGATATGAAAAACTTGTAAATGAAAAAAGGAAAAAGTTGTGTGATTAGAGGATATAAACAAATAAAATGTTCTTACGGTACTGTCGACTCAAAAAATTTAAAATCAATTTATTTAAATATACAATCATGGGTTGAACCAAAAACACACGAAGAGAGTTGGAATAGAATTGTCTCGATTTTTAATAAAAACATAAAAACAAATTTAATAGAAATTATTGATAACGATTTATTAAACGACAAATTTATAGTTGATTTAGATTTAAGAACAAGTGGTATATCAGTTAAAAAAAGGTCTTTCATGAATTTAGAGGTTACATTTTTCCTAAAGAAAGATGTTGATTTCAAATCAAACGAATTAAAAAATTCTATAAAAAATATTACAAATTATATAGAAAAAGAATCTTTCAAAAAATCAAATTATTTTAAATTTTACCTTACAAAATCAAACAAACCAAAAACAGTAGATAAAATAGAAAGTATTTAATATTTATCTATAAAAAGGTAAAATGCAAAATTATAAAATATTAGGTCCAAGAGAGACAGGAAAAGGTATTTTAATTGAAATGGATGCGGGATATGTTTCCCCAACAGAAAAGAATAATCAAACGTTCCTACAAGAGAGTAGAGACTTTAAAGATTATTCTAAACCATTTGAATTCTATGCTGTCCTACAAAAATATAACACACCAAATAGAAATGGTAGAATATATCCTGAAAGAATCTTAAAGAGAGAATCTGAAAATTATATAAAGAACTATATCGGTAAGAAAACCGCATTGTCGGAACTTAACCACCCTGAGTCTTCATTGATTGATTTAGATAGAGTATCACACATGATTACAGAGATGTGGTGGGATGGTAATGTTCTATTAGGTAAACTATTACTTCTGACTTCACCAGGGTTCCATGAAAGAGGTATCGTATCAACAAAGGGTGACCAAGCAGCAAACCTATTAAGATTAGGTGTAACGTTAGGTATATCATCAAGAGGGGTAGGTTCACTTAAAAAGGTTGGAGACCAAAACGAAGTACAGGATGATTTTGAATTAATTTGTTTTGACTTAGTATCTTCACCATCAACTCCAGGAGCTTATTTATTTACTGAACCTGATGGTAGATTTGCGTTTGAGGAAAACTTACAAGAAGAAAATGAAATGAAAGCTTCAAGAACTGTTAACAAATCGCTTGATTTAATGGGAAGACTTTCCGATTATTTAGGAAAATAAACAATTATGGAAATGGACGAAAAATATTTTGTGGCTAAAATCCAATACGATTTGCCAGATGAGAACACAGGAAAAATTAAAAAGGTAAGAGAAGAAAAACTTGTAAAAGGTTATTCTGTTACCGATGTAGAAGCTAAAGTTACTGAAGCTTACAAATCATTTAGTTATGATTGGAGAATTACTTCGGTAAGTGAAAGTAAAATTGACGAAGTGTTTGAGTAAACAAAAAATTAAAAAAAGATTAAAAAGGGGACATTAGTCCCCTTTTTTCATTTATAAACCAAAAAAAAATAATTTTTCTAAACATCTACATATTTATTTAATAAAATAACTACGCAATGGCAGAAAAAAACTTAGTTGAAGAGGCATTAATCCAAATACAAAATTTGGAAGAGGCAATCAATGAAAACGCAAAAGAAATACTTCATTCTACAATGAAAGAAGAAATTAGCGAATTAGTAAAAGAGTCTATGAAAAATGAGGCTGAAGAAGAAGATGAATTTGAAATCGAAACAGATGTTGAATCTGATGAAGATGATTCTGAAGAAGAAGATTATGAATCTGAAGAAGAGGATTATGAATCTGAAGAAGATGATTCTGAAATAGGTTTTGATATGTCAAATTTATCTGATATCAGTGGTGGTGATGATTTCGAATCTGACGAAGTTGTTGATTTATCAGACCGTTCATTAGAAGATGTCTTAAAGGCTTACAAACAAATGAGCCCAGACGATTCGTTTGAAATTAAAAAAGAAGGTGATTTTATTCATTTAAAAGATGAAGAAGATGAATACCTTATTCAAACAGAATCAGAAGAAGATGAAATGGAAATGGATGGTATATCAACTATGGAAGAATATTCTGAATTTGATGAATCAGAAGAAGATGAAATGGAAATGGATGGTATGACCACTATGGAAGAATACTCTGAATTTGATGAATCAGAAGAAGAAGAAACAGACGAAATTGTTTACGAAATTGAAATGGACGATGAAGCTAAAGTAGAAGAGGAAGAAGAATACGAATTTGAAGAAGAAGTCGTATATGAATCTAAATCATCAATCAAACCAAAAGTTGGTACAAAAGGTTCAATAGGTAAAGCTAAATTTAACTATGAAAAATCTAAAGGTGGGTTTAATGAAAAGAAGGCTCATGCTAATCCAACTAAAGGAACGTCTAAACCTAAGTTTGAGTTTAAAGAAGGTGAAATGTTTGACATGGGTTCTAAAACTCCAAAATTATCTAAGGAAGAAGCTAAAGAAGCTTCACGTACTTATGGTACTGGATGGAGAGACAAAGCACTTAAGAAAGGTGCTAGAACAGGTCAAAACCAAGCACGTCTTTATACTGAATCTATGGTTCAAGAACTTGAAATGTTAAAGGCTAAAAATGAAGAATACAGAAAAGCTCTGAACATGTTTAGAGACAAACTTAACGAAGTTGCTGTATTTAATTCAAATTTAGCATACGCTACGAGATTGTTCACTGAACATTCAACATCAAAGCAAGAAAAAATTAACGTTTTAAGAAGATTTGATTCCGCGGAAACTCTTAAAGAATCTAAAGCTTTATATAGAACAATAAAAGAAGAGTTGAATGGTAATACCACAAAAACTCAAATGACAGAATCTTTTGAAAGAGTAATTGAAAAAACTCCTCAGTCAGGTTCAGCAGTTAATCTGATTGAATCTAAAACTTATGAGAATCCTCAATTCCTTAGAATGAAGGACATTATGTCAAAAATAATAAAATAAACTTAAAAAATAAAAAACCTATAAAATAAATGGGAGCATTATTAGAAAGTGGATTAGTAGGTAACATCGGTCTTAAGCACTTGAAAGTTATCAAAGAAGACACTATAAACAAATGGGACAAATTAGGGTTCCTTGAAGGTCTTAAAGGCCACCTAAAAGAAAATGTAGCTCAGTTGTATGAAAACCAAGCGTCACATTTGATTAACGAAGCTTCTTCAACAGCTGATTCAGGTTCATTCGAAACTGTGGTATTCCCTATCATCAGACGTGTGTTCTCTAAATTATTGTCTAATGAAATCGTTTCTGTACAAGCTATGAACTTACCAATCGGTAAATTGTTCTACTTTGTACCTCAAATCCAAGGTTATACTGGAGGTACAACAATTAATGGTGTTAATGTATCTTCAGGTGACCATTACGCGCCAGTAGGTTCTCCTGGAAACTATCCTGGTGACCCAAATGCGGGATATGGTACATCTTCAGGAGCATATGCAAAAAATCTTTATGATTTATTCTACGAAGGAACTGAGCCAGGTCTTAACCCAGCTGGTTTATTTGATTACTCTAAAGGACGTTTTGTAACTTATACTGCAAACACACCAACAGTTGCTTGGTCTGACGGAGCGTTAATCGCATCAGGTTACACTGTACTAGGACAAGTTGCGGCCGGTAAGACTGAATATCGTAAAATTATTGTTGCACTTTCAGGTTTAAGTGCGTCTGGTATTGGTAAATTAATTGGACCTGATGGACAAGAACAAGATACTGAATCTTTCTTATCTAATTTAGTTCTTTATACTAATAACTCAAGCGTTGCTACCGACTTGGGTACTTCTACATATACACCACTTTTATATCGTGTTGTAACTCAGAAGTATGGTCAGGCTATATATGGTCCTCAATACACTTCACAACAAGCGGCTTTAGGTGCAGGTGGTACTACTACCAGAACTGGCGGAAGTGGTGGTTATTATGATAACGTATGTGACCAAACAGGATTTATCTATTTAGAAATTGACACTCAAGTACCAGCATGTATCGCATGTGGACAATCAACTCCTGATGGATATTCAGGAGCATCATTAACTAATTCTTCATGGTCTGGTGCTCAGGCTAACTCACTTATCCAAGCTGCTTGGAGACGTTACGAAGAGTTAGAATTTGAAGACAAAATTGGTGAAGTTTCTTTTGACCTTGAGTCAGTAACTGTATCTGTTACAGAAAGAAAATTAAGAGCACAATGGTCTCCAGAACTTGCTCAAGACGTTGCGGCGTTCCACAACATCGATGCTGAAGCTGAATTAACAGCTTTATTATCTGAACAAGTCGCTGCTGAAATTGACCGTGAAATCTTACGTGACTTACGTAAAGGTGCAGCGTGGACATTACGTTGGGATTACAACGGATGGAAGCGTCTGAACAACCAATCAACTCCTTATACTCAAAAGGACTGGAATCAAACGTTGATTACTGCAATCAACCAAATTTCAGCTCAAATCCATAAGTCTACTTTAAGAGGTGGAGCTAACTG